TTAATGTCGGAGGTTGAATTTGGACATCTCGGCCTCTTTCTGGCGGTTGACGATCTCAAGGTAGGGGCGGAGGGAGGCGACTTCTGTGTGGCCTGTCCATTTCATGACTATGTGGATGGGGATGCCGAGGTAGATGGCGTTGCAGATGAAGGTGCGGCGGGCGCAGTGGGATGAGAGGCGCTGCCATTTGCGGTCTGTGCGGTCGATGCGCCGCGAGCCGTAGTACTGGGAGGAGATGACCGTGGCCTCGATGCCGATGGACTTCCCTATTTCTTTGAGGAGGTGGTTGAGGCGGTTGTTGGTGACGGAGGGGAGGGCGAGCGGCCCCGGCTGGGCGGCGTATTTGGCGAGGATCCGCGCGGAGTGGTCGTTGAGCTCGATGCGCAGGGGCGTGCCTGTCTTGATGGCCACGACCTCGAAGTAGGCGCCGCGGACGGCGGCCTTGCGGAGCGCGGCGGCGTCGGAGTAGCGGAGGCCGGTGAAGCAGCAGAAGAGGAAGAAGTCGCGCGCCCTCTCCTCCTCGCTTCCGGGCGCGAGCTCTGCGGACTCGAGTCGCATCAGCTCCTCCCATTCGAGGAACACGACAGGCTGCCTGACGGTCTTGACATCGGGCGAGAACCCTTTCCAGGCCGACTCGGGTAGGAGGTCTTTCTGCGAGGCCCAGGCGAGGAACCAGCGGATGGTGCGGCAGTGCTTTATTATTGTGGCGTTTGAGTAGCCCTTCTGGCCGGTCTTGAAATTGTTCGGCGATAAGCGGTTGGCGGCCATGAACTCCACGAGGCCGTCGAGCAGTTCGGGGGTTATTTCGCGGAAGGTGAGGCGCGGCCTGTAGCGAGAGATTATCTCATTGACGGCCATCACGCTCTTGACGGTGTTGAAAGCCCATCCCTTTCGGGCCTCGCCGTGGGCTACGAACTTCAGGAACGCCTCCTCGACAGTGGGGGCGGACTTTTTCGAGTCGGGGCTGACTGCGGCCTTCAGCTCTTCAGGCGACGGGGCGCGGTCCTCCATCTCGCACATCATGAAATAATCGTTGACGAGCGACTCGAGGCGGTCGAGCTCCTTGTTGATGACAGCCGCCGGGATTTTTGAGGGGCCGTGTGCAGTGTTGAGGCGGCATCTTTGTCCGTCCCACTTCAGGCGCCCCTTCGCGTCCTGGCGGTCAACCTCGAAGCCGACCCAGAGGAGGACACGGCGGGCGTTCCACCTGACCTGCATCCGGAGCCACCTGTCCTTGAACTGGTAGCTTATGTTGCGTTTTATCGGGGTCATGTGTCAGAAAGTTTTTAGGGAACCGAGCACACGGTAGACAATGGCAATGATCGAGACCGGGATGTCCTGCTCGTCGTAGTCAGGGTTAGTGGGTATAAGTCGGTAGTGGCCCGGCATGGAAGACTTGCCGAGCCTTTTAATTGTGCGCATGCCTGTTGTTGTTATGATTCCGTATATGTCGCCGAACGGGAGGAACGAGGGGTCTTGGACGAGCTGCATGGCGACCCTGTCGCCGTTCGAGATCTCCGGCTCCATAGATGCGCCCGAAGCCTTGCACCAGAGGGTTGCGCGGTCATACCCCGGCATCCGGACGAGGAAGTCCGGGTTAACGACCGTAGAGTTTGTAAGCTCCGAGAATCCGCACTCGAAGAACTCGTCGTAGTAAGGGACTCCGTCGGCGTAGTTTATAAGAGGCGACTCCAGCGCGTCCTGCTTGAGCATCTCGCCTTCGCCGGTCAGTAGCCATGATGGATTCAATTCGGGAAAGGATGATAGAATATATTCTATTTTATTGCTTCCGATTGATCCTTTAAAATTTTTGATATAGCCATTGCTTAACCCTGCTTGCCTTTCAAACTCAGCGATAGTTAACCTTTTATATTTAGCAATATCCAAAAGTCTGTCTTTTAGTGCCATAATTTTTATAATATTTATATTAACATTTCTTAACGGAAGATATTCTATTAAATATTTGCATAATGGAATATCTTCTATTAACTTTGCAACCGAAAACGGAAACAATCACGCGCAAAGATACGAAAACGCGCACGATTCCGAAAAAGAAACCGAAAATAAAAAAAGAGAAAAGATTATGACTAAAAGCGAAAGAAAGAAGAAGAGGGCGCCGCCTCCTACCCGAACGCCCTCCGGCAAAAAACTTAGCCTTCCTTCACAGGGATGAGCATACAAAGGGCTTTTGCCTTCTTAGGGCGCACCACCTTGCCGTTCACGATTCTGTGATGACGGAATACCAACTTATAAAGTTTGCCATCGATAACTGTGGTTCTGCACATGTTAACACCTCCTTTCTCCGGTAAGAACCCGGCGCGGTCCTGCTTTCCTACAGCAAGACAAAGCCCGGTGGTAGGAACGCCGGGCTTATCTCCTTCAAAGAGGAGGAGGGTTAAAATGCGGAGGTGTTACTCGTGCATTACCAAGTTATCGCTGCAAAGATAACAAATAAGAATGACATTCCGAAAATAAAAACGAAATAATTAACGAAAATTTCACCGAAACAGAAACCGAAAAAAGATGGAAGCGAGGCAGACAACAATATTTGACATGCTCGGCGGGGAGGGCGGCACTTCCGGCTCTCCGGGAGCCGGCACGGGGGAGCATAGGACAGCGGCAGGGCGGAAGCGAAGGGCGGAGGTCTTCAACGACTATGAGGGATTTGTTGAGAAGTTCAAGCCGAAGAAGACCACGGACGACTGCTACACGCCGCCGGAGATCTATGACGCCGTGCTGGAGTGGGTTGGCGACAACATCGCTCCGCTGGATGGGCTGACAGTGCGTAGGCCGTTCAAGCCCGGGGGCGACTACCAGGGGGAGGCGGAGGGTTACGGCCCCGGCGACGTGGTGATAGACAACCCACCTTTCTCGATACTGGCGAAGATTATAGATTTCTACTGCGCCGCCGGTGTAAGGTTCTTTCTCTTTGCTCCCTCCCTGACGCTATTCAGTGCCCCTCGCCCCGGCGTGACATACATATGCGTACATGCAAAAGTGATATACGAGAACGGGGCTCGCGTGAAAACTTCCTTTGTGACGAACATGGAGGGGAGGCACAGGGTAATTGTCGCCGGCGACCTCTGCAAGAAGCTCGACGCAATAAGCGACAGGATGAGGAGGCACAAGACAGCGAAGGAGCAGAAGCGGTGGCTCTATCCGATGGAGGTGATGACCTCCGCTCTTATTGGAAAGGTAGCCACTCGGGGAATATGCTTCAAGGTGCCGATGGATGAGGCTGAGGTTGTGCGCAAACTTGACAACCAGTGCGGAGCCTTGTTCGGAGGAGGCTTCCTGCTGTCGGAGCGGGCGGCGGCGGAGCGGGCGGCGGCAGAGCGGGCGGCGGCAGAGCTGGCGGCGGCAGAGCTGGCGGCGGCGTTCAGGGTGGAGCTGTCGGAGCGGGAGCGGGAGATTGTGAAGAGACTGGGCAGCCCGGGAGGGTCCCGTCGCCAAGAGAGGCGAGAAACCACTTGATAATTACACAAGACTGTTAAGAGTGTTTTTTTGTATCATAAATTTAAGATTATTACAACTATCCTGTCACCCTCTCGCCGCGAGGCGCGGGGGGACGCATGGGAGAGGGACGGCCTCCAAGGCGGACGGCGGAGGCTCATAAATCTGGCACGGCCAACCGGGTTCGACTCCCGGCTCTCCCGCGAGTTAAAACTTTAAGGCAATAAGATATGAAGACAGCAACAAGAAACGCCGCTCCGGGTGTGCTCACGCCCTGGCAGGAGGCGAAGAGGGAGCGCGACGCCCGGATGGCGAGCGAGCACGCGGCCCTACTGAGAGAGAGGCCGGACAGGAGCCGGACGGTCATGAAGGACTATCTGAAGGAGAAGTACGGGCTTGTGTCCGACTCGGCTTATTACGCGGCCCTGGAGCGCGGGGCTCATCACCTTGAGGAGAAAGGGGGCGCGTCATGGCGATGATCAACACGGAGAAACTGGCCTACGGCAACGCCGGGCTGGCGAAGGTGCTGGGCGTGTCGGTGCGCACGGTGCAGGACTGGAAGAAGGAGGGGCTTCTGGACTACGCGATAGCCCTGGAGTTCCGGAGGACGATAATCTATGACGTGAAGAAGGCGTTCGAGGCCCTGAGCCACGCGCAGTGCAAGAGGGGCAGGTAGGATGGCCGGGCAGTATGGACAAAAAAAAGAGAAAGAAGACATGGAAAGAGAGTTTGAGAAGGCGAAGCGCATGACGGTTGTCAGTTTCGCGGCAGGTTTACTGGGGATGCTGGCGGCGGTTCTGCTTCTGGCGGTCCCGGAGGAGAAGGGGTGCGCCTGGGGCTGGGCGCTTCAGATGGCGTGGACAAAGGGTCTGGCGTTCCTGCTGGCCTGGGCAAGCTACCGGCTATGGAGGCGCGAGGCGTGAAATGGTGGAGGGTGATAACGGAGAATAAGTTGAACAATGAAAAGAGATAAGCTATGGAGATTAAGATTAAAGTTGAGATCGGGCTGGCCCCGGCTATGGAGCAGGCGTTGATGAGCCTGGCAAGAGGGATCAGCCTTTCGGCTGGGACGAGCCTCCCGGCGGGTCGCTCTGAGGAGCATAAGACTGAGGCGGCAGAGGCTCCGGCTGCGGTGGCTGCGGCAGAGGCTTCGGCTTCGGCTTCGGCTCCGGCTGCGGTGGCTGCGGTGGCTGCAGCAGAGGCTTCGGCTCCGGCGGGGGTTGTGCCGCCTACGGACGAGGAGATGCGGACGCTTATGGACATCGCGATCTCGCGCGTGGCGGGGAACGGCTGGATGGACAGCAAGGACCCGGCTGTGGTGAGGCTCCGCCGTGGATGCACGGAGCAGTTCAAGGCCATAGCCCGCCATCTGGGGGCCGAGAAGCCGACGACCCTTCAGGGGGACGCGAGGACGAGGTTCGTGGCCGAGCTTGACAACATCTATGTGAAAAACGGGGCAGACGTTGAGTGGCTGCCGTTCTGATTAACGATTAACGAATTAGCAATGGAAGAGAATAAAGAGACCGGGAAGGCGGAGCGGGCGCACTCGCTGCTTGGGGCGAGCTCGAGCCACAGGTGGCTCCACTGCACGCCGTCGGCGATGGCCGAGGCTTCCTATCCTGACGCGAGCTCCGAGTTCGCCCTTGAGGGGACGCTGGCGCACGCCCTGTGCGCCAGGACGCTGAAGCAGTCGCTGGGGATGGACACCTCCGGGGAGGAGGCCGAGATAGCGGGGCTCTACGACCGCTGGCACACCGGGGAGATGGACGAGCATGTGGAGGGGTATGCGGCCTATGTGTCCGACCGCTACAGGCAGGCCCGCGAGAGGGCCGCGCGCCGGGGCGGGATGATGCCCGAGATAAGCATAGAGAGGCGGCTCGACTACTCGCTGTGGGTGGAGGGTGGCTTCGGCACCGGCGACGCCGTGATCGTGAGCGACGGCGAGGTAGAGGTCATAGACTTCAAATATGGGAAAGGCGTGGAGGTGAGAGCGGAGCGCAACACGCAGATGATGCTCTACGCGCTCGGGGCCATAGACCTTTTCGACTATGCCTATGGCGTGGAGACCGTGGCGATGACCATCTACCAGCCGCGCATAGGGAACCTGTCGACTTGGAGCATGAGGGCGGCAGACCTTAGGCGCTGGGCGGAGGAGGAGCTCGCGCCCCTTGCGCGGCTGGCGGCGACAGGGCGCGGCGTGAGGAGCAGCGGCCCGTGGTGCCGGTTCTGCAAGGCCAAGGGGGACTGCCCCCGGCTTGCGGCGGAGAGCCTGGAGCTGTGGCAGCTCCACGAGGACTCCGGGGCGATAAGCGCGGAAGACCTCCCTCGCGTGCTTGAGCGGCTCGGGGCCGTGAGCGACTGGGTGAAGGCCGTGGAGGAGCGCGCGCTGGCCCGCGCCCTCGCCGGGGAGAGCATCGAGGGCTGGAAGGTGGTGGAGGGGAGGAGCGTCCGCAAAATCTCCGACCCCGAGAGGGCCGCCGCCATCCTGAGGGAGCACGGCGCCGGCGACTCCGAGATATTCAAGCCCCGGGAGCTGCGCACCATCACCGACCTTGAGAAGGCGTGGGGGAAGAAGGCGTTCGGGGCGATGATGGGCGACGTGATCCAGAAGCCCCGGGGGAAGCCCGCGCTCGTGCCAGACAGCGACAGGCGCAAGGCCATGAGCGCGGCAGACGATTTCAAGGGCATAAACCTATAAACCTATAAACCTATTAAAACCAAAAGAACAATGGAAAAGATCAAAAGAATCAAGCCGAAAAGAAACGGCAGCAGGGTGGTGTTCATGTGCAGGCTGAGCTATGTTCACCTCGACGCTCCCTGGAGCGGGAGCCAGGACAATGAGAAGAAGTACACCGTTTCGTGCATCATCCCCAAGGATGACAAGGATACAATCGACGCCGTGAAGGCCGCCATAGACGAGGCGCTCACGGCGGGTGTGCCCCAGGTGTGGAAGGGCGTGAAGCCTAACCTGAGGAGCTCAAACTTCAAGTACCCCCTGAAGGACGGCGACGACGAGAGGCCGGACGACGAGGCATACGCCGGGGCGATGTTCCTGAGCGCGAGCAGCAAGACGGAGGTGCCGGTTCTGAACAGGCTCAAGGAGCGCATATCGCCGAACGAAGCCTACAGCGGCTGCTACGCGATGGTGAGCGTGAACTTCTTCGCCTTCTCCAAGGGGAGCAACGGCGTGGCCGCCGGCCTTAACGCCGTGCTGAAGTATGCCGACGGCGAACGCCTCGGCGGCGCGGGCGACGGCAGCCGCGACTTCGACAGCTACGACTTCGGCGTTGACGAGAGCCTGAGCGACCTTTGACACATAAAACGGCAGGATAAGCAATGAACGGCAGGAAATATGACATAGCGACCGGGAAGAGCCGGTTCGACAAGATATGGCGCAACACCACGCTGACATGGGGGGAGCTTTTAGCCCGTCTCTCCTCTCCTGTCGTGACCCCGGAGACGATGGCCGACTTCAAGGTGCTCGCCCCGGCCTCGCAGACTGGCATCAAGGATGTCGGGGGTTTCGTGGGGGGCTACCTTGAGGGGGGCGTGCGCAAGGTGACGGGCATCAGGAGCCGGAGCCTCGTGACGCTTGACTACGACCGGTTTGACGCGGCGCACCTTGAGCGCGTGCGCGGGAGCCTCGACTGCGCGTGGGCGATGCACTCGACGCACAAGCACACGCCTTCGGCGTGGAGGGTGCGTCTCGTGGTGGCGTGCTCTCGCGACATGACCCCGGACGAGTACGGGGCCGTGGCGCGGCGTGTGGCCGAGGCGTGCGGGTTCGAGGGCATAGACCGGAGCACGTTCGAGCCTTGCCGGCTTATGTTCTGGCCGAGCCGCCCGAAGGACGCGCCGTTCCTGTGGGAGACGGGGGAGGGGGAGCCGCTTGACGTTGACGCGACGCTGGCCGGCTATGCCGACTGGCGCGACATGAGCGCGTGGCCGATGCTTCCGGAGGAGGAGGCCGGGCTGGCTCTGGGTCTCGCGCCAGCGGACGGGAAGCCCCGGGCCGCCGACGCTTTCCGCGAGCAGGGGAGGTTCGGGCGGCAGGAGGACCCCCGGCAGAAGCGGGGGCTGGTGGGGGCGTTCTGCCGCGCCCATGACATCGAGGGCGCGATCGCGGCGTTCCTCCCTGAGGTCTACACGAAGAGCCGGGGGAGCCGCTACACGCACGCCGGGAGCAGCACGGCCGGGGGCGCGTGGGTGCTCGACGGGGGGAGGTTCCTCTATTCGTTCCATTCCACCGACCCCTGCTGCGGGCGGCTGATGAACTCGTGGGACCTTGTGAGGCTCCACCGGTTCGGCGACCTCGACAGGGGGGCGCGCGAGGACACGCGCACTGACAGGCTCCCCTCGACTAAGGCCATGGAGCGGCTTGCGCTTGAGGACAGGGACACGAAGCTCCGGCTCATGGACGAGCGGAGGCTGGAGGCCGCCTCCGACTTCGCGGGGCTTGACTTCGGCTCTGACGGCACTCCGGGAGCCGGGGGCGAGGAGGAGAGGGCCTGGCGGGAATGGGACGAGGTGAGGGCGGGGTTCCACACCAACAAGAGGGGGGACGTGGAGACCACCATCACCACGGTGCATGACACAATCATGCACCACCCGGCGCTGAAGGGGAGGCTGAGGCTGAACCGGTTCACGGGAGACATCGACGTGTTCGGCTCGCTGCCGTGGGAGCGGGAGTCGAAGACGTGGACGAACACTGACGACGCGGAGCTGCGGAAGTGGCTCGACGCGGAGGTGAGGATGACGGGGAAGGACAAGATCCAGGACGCACTCGTGAGCGCGTCGAACCGGCTGGGGTACCACCCGGTGAAGGACTATCTCGAGAGCATCGAGTGGGACGGCGCCCCGCGCCTCGGGCGGCTCTTCATAGACGTGCTGGGCGCGGCGGACACCCCCCTGAACCGGCGGCTGGCGGAGCTGTTTTTCACGGCGGCTGTGAGGCGCATCTACAGGCCGGGGGAGAAGTTCGACTATTTCATCATCCTGCAAGGCCCGGAGGGGTGCGGCAAGTCGTCGCTCTTCTCCCTGATGGGGGGCGAGTGGTTCTCGGACTCGGTTGTGACCATCGAGGGGAAGGACGGGATGGAGAGCATCCAGGGGGCGTGGATAATAGAGATCGGCGAGCTTATCGGCGTGAAGAGGAGCGAGGCGGCGAGCGTGAAGAGCTTCATCAGCCGGCAGGAGGATGTCTACCGCCCGGCCTACGGGCGCGTGAGGGAGCGGCGGCGGAGGCAGTGCGTGCTTGTGGGGACCACCAACGACGAGCACTTCCTGCGCGGCATCAACGACAAGAACCGGCGCAGCCCGGTCGTTGAGGTGCGCCCGGAGCTGCGGCGCGCGGCCGAGGGGGTGAGGGAGTATGTGGGGCGGTGGCGCGACCAGCTGTGGGCCGAGGCCGTGGCTCTCCACAGGCGCGGCGAGCCGCTTTATCTCGACGACTCCTATGACGAGGCCATCAGGGAGGTGCAGGACAGGCACAACCTTGAACGTGCGAACCCGGTGCTGCCGGACATCGACGACTTCCTTGACATGTGGCTCCCCGACCGCTGGGACTACGAGAGCCTCGAGGATCGGCGGAACTGGTGGAAGAGAAACCGTGGCGACACGCGGCTGGAGGGGGCCTTAGGGCACCATCTGCGGGAGACGGTGACAGTGCCGGAGATTCTTCAGGAGCTTCTTGAGATGAGCCGGGGCGACCGGGAATATTCGGCTCGCAGCCGCGAGGTTGGTCAGTACCTGAACAGCCTTTCGGACTCGTGGGAGATGAAGGGTAGTGGGAGGTCTAAACTTTACGGTGTGCAAAAAACTTGGCATCGTAAGGAATCTGCCTTCCCGAAAAATCTCGGTTACACTTTAAATGATTTATAATAACATTTTTATAAACGATATTTTGAAAATGTAACCGAGAAATATATAAAGATGCAAAACATATGTCCTAATAACATAATGACACGTTAGGACATACGCGCGGAAGATTATATGCAAACCCGGTTACACGGTTACAATTTCACATAAAAGTAAAAAAAGGCAATGGAAAAAGACACAAGATTCGAGGGTCTCAAGGCTGAGATCCTCAGGAGAGCGAAAGAGGCGCAGGCATGTGTGCCGGAGTATTCAAGGGCATACAAGGTCGAAACCCTTCAGGAGCTTATGGAGGTGGTGAAGGAGAACTTCTATTGGTGCTGCGCACACGGGGTGATCACGCCGGAACTGGTTGCGGAGCACGAGGAGGAATTTGAATGGAACGGCATTTATGCCAACAAATCCGTAAAATCCGGATATATCCTGGCTTCGGGCAACGCCACCGTGGAGGCTTGGGGCAACGCCACCGTGCGGGCTTGGGACAACGCCACCGTGCGGGCTTCGGGCAACGCCACCGTGGAGGCTTCGGGCAACGCCACCGTGGAGGCTTCGGGCAACGCATATGTCTCATCATTTTTTAAGATTAAGGTTAGATTGGATGAAGATGCAATCTACAGGCTTCAGAGCGAAAGGATAGTCTACTGCAATTCTAATAAAATTTCTTTTCAAAAACATAGAGACGAAAGCGATGACGGGAGAGCGGACTAAGAAGGGGGAGCGGTACTGGGTGCTGTCGCCGGACAAGGATGAGGATCCGAGGGTGTACAGCGTGGTTGACACCGGGAGCGCGTTCGACGACGAGATGTGGCGGCGGGGCGTGTGCCACGCGACACGCGAGACGGCCTTTGCCGCGCTGAGGCTTAAGCGCAAGGCCGAAAAAAAAGAGAGGAACAGGGTCTACTCGAAGGAGTATTACCGGAAATATACAGACAAGTGCAAAAAGAGGAACCATGAGAGCAGAAAGAAGGCTAAGGCGAAACGCGGAGGTCAGTGAGAAGGCGATCGAGTGTTACCTGTCGCGGAGGGTAAGGGAGACCGGGGGCGTGTCGCTGAAATACAGCAGCGCGACAACGACCGGCTATCCCGACCGGCTTCTGCTCTACCCCGGGGGCGTGGCGGTGTGGGTGGAGGTGAAGAGCCACGGCGCACGCCCCACTCCGCTGCAGAGCCACCGGATAGCGACACTTCGCGGGCTGGGTTTCGCGGCCTATGTGTGCGACAGCCGCGAGAAGGCCGACGAGATAGTGGCGGCGGCCATGAGGAAGCGCGCCCCGGGGGAGGGGGGGAGCCATGAGGTTTAGCCCCCATCCCTACCAGAGCCGCGCGATAGCGTGGGTGGAGAGCCACCCGAGGTGCCTGCTGTTTCTCGACATGGGCCTTGGGAAGAGCATTGTGACGCTGACGGCAGTCCAGAACCTCTCGCGGCACGGGGAGGTGGGGCGCGTGCTTGTGATCGCTCCGAAGAAGGTGGCCGAGTCGACGTGGAGCACGGAGGCGGCGAAGTGGAACCACCTCGACCTGCGGGTGAGCGTGGCCTGCGGCGACGCCAGGAAGCGCGGCGCGGCCCTCGACAGCGAGGCCGACGTGTATGTCATCGGGCGCGACTCCGTGGTGTGGCTCTCCGACCGCTACAAGGGGCGGCTCCCGTTTGACATGGTGGTTATCGACGAGCTCACGAGCTTCAAGAACCACCGGAGCCTCCGGTTCAAGGCCCTCCGCAAGGGGCTCGCCGGCGTTGGTCGCGTGGTGGGGCTAACCGGCACGCCCGCGCCCAACGGGCTTATCGACCTCTGGGCGCAGGTGTGCTGCATAGACAACGGCGCGCGCCTGGGGCGGTTCGTGACCCATTACCGCCGCCGGTGGTTCAACACAGTGGAGCGCAATAACATCATCATCAAGTGCTGGCCGAAAGAAGGGGCGGAAGAGGAGATTCACGCCCTGCTGTCGGACATCGCGCTGACGATGCGGGCCGAGGACTGGCTGAGCCTCCCCGAGAAGATGGAGGAGACAGTGCCTGTGATGCTTCCGTCGGGCGTGATGGGTCGTTACCGCAAGTTCGAGCGCGAGCGCATCATGGAGACGCTTGCGGCGGCGGGGGGCGACCCCGGGATGGTGACAGCCGCGAGCGCGGCCGCCCTGACCGGGAAGCTCTCGCAGTTCGCCAACGGCGCGGTGTATGGCGACGACGGGGAGGCCGTGGAGATCCACGGCGAGAAGCTCGACGCGCTTGGCGAGATCCTGGAGGCCGACGATAGCCCCGTGCTGTGCTTCTACCAGTACAGGCACGACCGCGACCGCATCATGCGTCGGTTCTCGTCGCTTCACCCCCGATCCTACGGCGGCGAGGAAGACCTCCGCGACTGGAACGCGGGGAGGGTGCGGCTGATGCTCGCCCATCCGGCCAGCACGGCGTTCGGGCTAAACATGCAGGCCGGGGGCCACCGGATCGTGTGGTTCTCGACCGGATGGAACCTCGAGCTCTACGAGCAGGCCAACGCCCGCCTCCACAGGCAGGGGCAGCAGAGGCCGGTGACAGTGCAGAAGCTGGTGGCCATGGGCACAGTTGACGAGCGCATGGAGGGGGCCATCACCGGCAAGGGGGAGAGGCAGGCAGAGTTTCTTGACGCGATGAAATCTTACATCAGGGAGCATGGCAAAGGATGCTGAATATAACAGGCTGATACACACGGCGCGGTGGCTGCGGCTGCGGCGTCGCGTGCTGACGGCTCGCCCTCTGTGCGAGCGTTGCGAGCAGGAGGGGAGGCTGACGGCTGCGCGCGAGGTTCATCACGTGCGCCCCGTGGAGCACGGGCTGACGGCTGCGGAGAAGGAGCGGCTGATGTTCGACCCTCAGAACCTCCGCGCCCTCTGCCGCCCCTGCCATGTGAGCGAGCACGAGTCGATGGGGCGGAGCGGGAGGGCGGCTGCGCGGCGCATCAACGACGCGCACACGTCGGAGGCCATCTCCCGTTTCTTCGGCGACGAGTGACCCGGGGCCCTTTTTTTAAAAGGGGTATAGGGCCGTTAAACCCCGCGCCCACCTCTGAAAATGCGCGAGCGATTTTTTCAAATTAAGCAAAAAGGAGATTTAGGACAATTTTTTTATATTTACGGCGAATTTTACGAAATATTCAACAAAATGGCAAAGAAAGTATCGGACTACAGGAAAGACATAGCGCGTGCTTTGCGCGCCGCCGGGAAATACAGCAAGGGGCTTGACATCCAGATCATCTCTCTTGCCGGGGCAATCCGGACACTTGAGCTGGCCAACGACGAGATAGACAGCCTCGAGGGTGTGACCATCCCGGTTGTGTCGCGCTACGGCAACGACACGATAGGGCCGCACCCCGTGTTCAGGATCCAGAAAGAGGCCCAGGAGAGCGTGACGAGGCAGATGAAGGCACTCGGCCTCACCGCCGAGGAGCTGAGCGGCATTGACGACAACGACCCGATAATCGACCTGACGAAAAAGGTTATAGACTCCACGCGCAAAAGCGTGGTCATAAAACCCGAAGAGAGATGACAGAGGAGGAGAGAGCGAGGCTGACACTGGCCAAGGCAGAGGTGACGGCGTGGCTGGGGAGATCCGACATAGGGAGCTACCGCCTCCGGGATGTAGACATCAGGCTCGACCAGTACGTCAGGGAGGTTGCGGGGAACCCCGGCGGGCACAACCTGTTTGAGCAGCTTGCGGTGAAGAGATTCCTCGGGATGTGCCGGAAATACGGCATCAACGCCACGGAGGTTTGGCGTTTCTTCACGCTTTACGAGAGCCTGTACTTCCCCGGGAAGCGCGGCCAGCGCACCTACCGGCTGACCCCGGTTCAGGCATTCCAGTTCGCGGCCATCACAGGTTTCTGGGAAGGGGAGCGGCGCGTGGTGAGGGATGCCGTGCTATACGTCCCCCGCAAGTTCAGCAAGACCACCTCGTCGGCGGCGTTCGCGGTGAACGACCTTCTTTATGGCGACAGCAACGCCGAGAGCTACACCGGTGCAAACAGCAGCGACCAGGCCAAGAAATGTTTCGACGTCATCAGGGGGTGCGTCCGCCGCCTCGACCCCAAAGGTCGGCGCTATGTGGTGAACGAGCAGATGATCAAGAGCCGGCGCCCCGACCGGATAGCGTTCTGCCAGTGCCTGACGGCCAACGCCAGGACCAAGGACGGCCTGAACGCCTCGACCGTGATCATGGACGAGTTCAGCCAGGCCCGCGACTCAGAGCTTCTGACGGTTCTCACCACGTCGATGGGCGTGCGCGACAACCCACTGACCGTGATCATCACGACGGCGAGCGACGTGTTCGAGGGGCCGTTCTACGAGATGCTCCAGGGCTACAAGCAGGTCTTGCTCGGCGAGATAGAGGATGACAGCCTGTTTGTGCACATCTTCGAGCCCGACATCGACGACCCGGAGGACAGCGAGGCTACATGGCGGAAGGTTCACCCCCACATGGATGTGACAGTGAGCATGGACTTTTACCGGCAGGAGTACAAGAAGGCCACGCGCGACGGCGCGGCGGCGATGCTGGCGTTCCGGACGAAGCTTCTGAACGTGTATGCCGAGAACGAGCAGAAATGCTGGATCTCGTCCACCCTCGCCCGGAGCGTGAGCGGGGCCATGCCCCTCGACTCATTCCAGGGGAGGCCCGACGCGATGGTTGCCATAGACCTGAGCGAGAGCGACGACTTCTCCGCCGTCACCCTCGGAGTCTATGACAAGGGCGAGAAGGGGTTCCGGTTCCACACGTCCTACTTTTTTCCGGAGGGGGCATTGCCCGGCCACGCTAACGAGCGGCTCTACCGGGCATGGGCAGAGCGCGGTCATCTGACGCTGACGAAAGGGGACGTGATAGACTACCGGGCGATCGTTGACTACGTCCTGATGCTCAGCCGCCGCGTGCGCATCCTGGGGATAGGCTATGACGCATGGAAGAGCCAGGAGTGCGTGAACATGCTCCGCGCCGCCGGGGGCTCAGGGGCTCTGACCCCGGTGGGGCAGACCTACGGCGTGTTCACGTCGCCGGTCGAGACGTTCGAGCACGGGGTCAAGACCTGGAAGATCCATATAAACGACAACCCCATCAACTTCTACTGCTTCGGCAACGCTGTCCTTGACTATGACCGGATGGAGAACTGCAAGCCCGTGAAGCGCCGGCACGCCGACAAGATAGACGGCGTGATCACGATGCTGATGTGCCTGAGGCAGTTTCTTGACTTCAAGCGATAAAAAAGAGAATTATTATAAGCTCACGGGGCGGTTTTTCGGAGGATATTCACTATCTTTGCGGCATACGAAATATTCTTTTCTTTTATGGGATTCCTCTCAGCTGTCACACAATTCCTTTTGCGCGGCTCAGGGCAGGAGGGCGCCGGCGGCAACGCGTCTGACGCGCCGGCAGGGAAGCCGGACGCGCCCCGCACGGGGGCGCGTCCGGTTTTCGACTTCCCCCTGACCCCTGCGCTGAGCATAGGCACGGTTTATTGCTGCGTCCGCCTTCTTTCAGAGAGCGTGGCGAGCCTCCCGGTGCAGATACTTCGCCGCCGCGGCGGCATCTTCACAGAGGATTTCTCAAATTCATTGTCTTATTTGCTTAATGTTCAGCCAGACTCTGCCACAAGCTCCTTCGACTTTCTTCGCGGGCTTGTGGCGGAGCTCCTGCTCGCCGGCAACGCCTATGTCGTGCCGTTCTATGGCGAGAGGGGTTATTGGCGGCTTGCGCTGTGCGGCCGCCACACGGTGAGCCATGACACCACGGCCGACACCTACACGATAAGCGACAGCGTGACGGGCGTGTATGGCAAATATGACGAGAGCCAGGTGATCCACATAAAAGGGATGCCCGGGGCCGACCCGAAGACCGGCCAGAGCGTCCTTTCGTATGCGAGGACAGCGACCGCGATAGCCGGCACCGGCGACCGCGAGACCCTCAGCCGCTTCGCCAACGGGGGCGACGTGAGGGGCATAGTCAGCAACGGCGCCGACATAAGGGGTTTCGGCGAATACCAGGACAAGGAGCTGGAGAAGGTGGCCGACAATCTTGACGACCGTTTCCGCTCCGGGGAGCGGATAGTGTCGCTTCCGGGCCAGGTGGCCTGGAGCCAGCTTTCGATGAGCTCAGCCGACATGCAGTTCCTTGAGAGCCGTAAGTTCACAGTCCGCGAGATATGCCGATTTTTCGGGGTCCACCCGAGCTTCGTGTTTGACGACACGTCGAACAACTACAAGAGCGCGGAGATGGCCAACGTGGCGTTCCTGTCGAACACGCTCAACCCCCTTCTGCGCAAGATCGAGGCCGAGTTCCAGCGCAAGCTGTTCCCGGAGTCGCTCTATCATAAGTGCCGGGTGTCATTCGACCGGCGCGGCCTCTACGCCTGCGACCTCGACACCAAGGTGAAGTACCAGTCGCAGATGATAGCCGCCGGGCTCTACACCGTGAACGAGGCCCGCCGTGAAGAGAACCGCCCCCCGGTGGAAGGAGGCGACGCGGTTCTTGTGAGCGCGAACCTCCGGAGGATCGACGAGCCGGCGAACGGTCTTGCAGACGGGAGCAAAGAAGAGAAAGAGGACAAAGAAGAGAAAGAGGACACAGAAGACACAGAAGAAAATGACGAAGGCAAAAAAGATTGATATAGGTTTAAATGTAAAAAGAGAGGCACACACGCCCTCGGAACTGCGTGTGCGTGACACAGGGGAGGGGGAATCGTCCGGCAGGGTCATAGAGGGCTATGCCATCCTGTTCGACACCCCCTCCGCGCCTCTTTATGACGACGGCGAGGAGGAGCTTCGCGAGATAATAGGGCGCGAGGCCGTGACTCAGGAGCTTCTCGACAGCTCCGACATAAAGTTCACGATGTTTCATGACCGGCAGCTGCTGCTTGCCCGGAGCAAGCAAGGCTCCGGGACTTTGGGCTACACTATAGACGAGCGGGGCGTGGCCTTCAGTTTCGAGGCCCCCCGGACACCGGACGGCGACAAGGCGCTGGAGCTTGTGAGGAGCGGCATCATCGACGGCTGCTCGTTCGCCTTCAGCACCCGCTACTACGACCGCGACTATGTGGAGCGCAAAGTGGAGCGCAAGGGAGACAAGACAGTCGTGACATGCCGCGTGAAGGTGATGACCGGGGTCTACGACATGACCATCACCCCCGACCCGGCCTATCCGGCCACGAGCGTAGAGGCCCGCGACCTCTCAGCCGGGCTCCGCGAAGAGGGGCTACGCGACCTCGGGGAGTATATCCGCACGATGAGGGAGGCTTCCCGCCACAAGATATGAGCTAAAAACAAAACTATTCAATAATAACGGCAATGGCAAAACCGAAACAGACAGTGCTCCGAGAGCTTATCCAGCGACATCAGGAGAACACCACTCGCATAGGCGAGATCGCAGACGTGTGCGAGCGCGAGAACCGCGAGCGCACGGAGCAAGAGGACACGGAATATGTGCGCCTCGTGAGAGACAACGACATCATAGCGATGAAGATCCAGGCCCTCCAGAGCCCCGAGCTTCCGCGTAGCAGCAATCCCGACAGCATTCTCCGCGACAGCATAGCTAACCGCCAGCAGGTGACAGTTATGCTCTGCCGCGACCTCATGACCACGGCAGACGTAGAGGGGACAGGCATCATCCCCATCCAGCAGCAGGAGATGCTCAAGCCCCTCCGCGCCGGGCTTATCTACGACAAGGTGGGCCTCACCATCCGCACGGGGCTGAGCGGCGGCACACTCCGCTGGCCACGCCACGGCAAAGGTCAGGCCAAATGGGTGAAGGAGGGAGAGCGCCTTGAGGACTCCAATATAGACTGGAGCAAGCTCGAGACCAAGCCCGAGCGACTCGGCTGCGCCATCCCCGTGACCCGCGAGGAGCTCAACGACTCCGAGGGGATTGTGGAGGGCGTGGTGCGCGAGGAGATGCCCGCCGCCATTGTCGACTGCGTCAACGAGGCCCTTTTCACCACGGAGGGGACATACACAGACGTGAGCGACGGCAACAAGGTTAAAGACAAGGCCATCGTGGGCCCGTTTGTGGAGGCAGCCAAGACCCCGTTCGAGTTCGCCGGCGAAGTGCCCACGCGCAGGGAGCTTCTGAAGATGAAGGCGCAGGTCGTGAAGACCGGCATCAAGCTGATCGCCCCATGCTGGGTCATGACCGAAGACATGAAGGCCGAGCTCGAGGACATCAAGGTTGACTCCGGCAGCGGCAGGTTCCTTTGCGAGAACGACCATGTGCTCGGCTACCCCGTGTTCACCACCCCCCACATCGGCGACGGCCACATCGGCTTCGGCGACTGGGCATATCAGGCGGCAGGTTTCTTCGACTCCATGAACCTGATAGTGGACCCCTACACACTTGCCCGCAAAAACGCCGTGGATTTCGTTCTGAACGCCCGTTTCGGCACAGTCACCCTCTATCAGGAGGCGTTCATCCTTGGCAAGAAGAAGAAGAAGGAGGAGGAGGCATAAGCGATGTCTGAGGTGAGTCTGGAACTATTCAAGAAACACGTCCGCGCCGATGATTTCACCGGCGATGACGAGTATCTGCAGCATTTGCTGGACACTTCCGAGGAGCATATTGTGGGGGCCACGCGTCGCACGGCTGAGGAGCTTCGCGCGATGAACGGCGGCGTGTTCCCCCGCCCACTCGCGCAGGCGGCCATGATGCTCGCCGGGCACTGGTATAACCAGCGCGAGAGCGCGAGCGCGGCGCAGATGCACGAGGTTCCGGACGCTCTTCAGGCGCTTGTCAAACCCTGGGTAAAACTTGCTGACGATGCAGGCGGGACGGATGAAATATAAGCTGAGGCTCCTGAGGCCGGAGACGAAGGCCGACAAGTTCCGGTCGGAGAAGACGGTCTATGTGCCGACCGCGACCGTGTGGGCGGAGCGCGTGAAGTTCACAGGCGCGCGCCGGGAGGAGCTCGGCGAGCATTTCCCCGACTACAGCGCGGAGTTCAACATCCGCGACGCCCACGAGATAGACGAGAACTGGAGGGTGGAGCAGCTTGGCGGCCATGAGTACACGGTTACGAACATCGTGCCCAACATCGACCGAGGCATGCTCACACTGAAATGCGAACGTGTAAACAAGTGACGTGATGCTGACCTACGACGACAGAGAGCTGCAGCGGATGCTCAACGCCCTTGAGCCCCGGCGGCGCAGGCAGGCGCTTAAAGGAGGCTTCAGCAAGGCGGCGACCCGCGTGAGGCAGACGGCAGTGAGGCATCTGCGCAAGAGCGGGCTTCGCCAGGACAAGACGTTCGCGAAAGGGATCCGCCGGCTGGTCTACAGGAAAACCCTCGGCTTCCGCGTCACCATCGGGTCGAAAGAGAGCAGGAAGAAGCGTCTGCTCGCTCGTCAGAACGGGGAAGGCAAGGACAAAAAGCATATCCTGCTATGGGCTGAGGGCGGCACCCGGGAGAGGCGCACGAAAGCAAGGGTTTTCAAACGCCGGAGGCGCTCCCACAGCACCGGAAGGATGCCGGAATACGGGTTTATGAAAAAGACGAAAGAAGACGTGAAAGACGGTATAACGGAATATTTGCAAAACGACATCCGCAACAGCATACGCAGGATAGCAAAGAAATATGGATGCACCTAAGACATCGATAAGCGCGGGGATCATCATAGGGAAGCTCCTCTCTGAGGCCCCGGCGGTGGCCGGGATAACAGACAAGGTTTTCCCGGTGGCAGTAGACCAGGCCACGCTCCCCTACATCGTGTTCAAGACAATAGGGCTTGAACAGGCCCCCGTGAAAGGGGGGCAGGGAGCCGACACGGCAGAACTGGAGGTGTGCTGCTGCGCCGAAGGGTATGAGGAGGCCGTGACCCTCGCCGAGGCTGTGAGGGAAGCCCTCGACGGCATAAGCTGCGAGGAAGAGGGCATAAGGATGCGTTCATGCCGCCTCTCCGACCACGAGGAGTTCTGGGAAGACGACGCATATGTGGAGAGGCTTGTGTTTGACGTGAAAATTTAAATCAAAACTATTCAGATATTATGGCAAAAGATTATATCAATGGCAGTGACCTCCTGCTTAAAGTCGGGGGTAAGGCCGTGGGGCATTGCACGTCCCACACCATCACATTCAACACCGAGACCAAAGAGCGGGCCGTCAAGCCGGCGGCAGACGCGCCACTTTCGGCGGGCATGTGGAAAGAGAAAGGGGCGGCCGGCCTCTCTATCTCCATTTCTTTCGAGGGTCTTCGCTTTTATGACGAGAAAGAGAACGGCTATGAGGAGATTGCCGCCAAATGGGGCAGCGGCGCGCTTGTGGAGGTCGAGGCATTCAAGCGCGGCGAGGACACGAAGCCTTATGTGAAGGGCAATTTCGTGATAGACTCTCTCGAGGAGACCTCGCCCGCTCAGGATGACTCCACTTATAGCGGCCAGATGTCCAACTCCGGGGAGCCTGAGGTTTACCCCGGCAAAACGACAGACGCAGCGTCATGAAAAGGATCGAGATTCTGATAAACGGCAAGCCATACCCCTGTTGCCAGACAATGGGGGCTATGCTTCGCTTCAAGGAGCTGACCGGGAAAGAGGCCACGGAGATAAATCCCCGCAGCCTCTCCGACCTTTTCAAGTTCCTGTGGTGCTGCGTTGTCTCGGCCTGTGAGCGCGAGAAGCGTGAGTTTCCGCTGTCTCTGATGGAGTTTGCCGACTCGATCGGCGACGATGAGATGCGTCAGTGGCAGGAGATGGTTGCGGAGGAGCAGAAAAAACTCGGACAGGCAGACGGCGGTGGCGAAAAAAAAAGCCCGCCGGGATCTGCGAACTCTTAGGGCACGCGCTCGGGGCGGTGGGGATGTCGTATGAAGATTTCTGCCGCCTCACCCCGGAAGAGGCCGAGGAGGCGTTCAGGGCTTGGCGCGAGACCCGCGAGGCCGATCAGCGGGAATGCTGGGAGCGTATGCGCCTTCACGCAGTGATGACCATGCAGCCGCATTGCAAGAAACGCCTGTCGCCGGCCATGGTTCTTCCTCTCCCGTGGGACAGGAAGACGCGGGGCCGCAAAGAGTGCGCACCAGTGGACAAAGAGGAGCAGAAGGCTATGTTCTTGAAAAGGCTTGGGAGAGGGTGATGCTCTGCCGGAGTTTTCCCGATTAGTCGGATGGAGGGGTCCCCCACCAAGGAAGATAAGACCCCCATTCCCCGGCTTCTTTATCCAATCTGTTGAAAATATGGTTGGTGACAAGTATGAGCAAGGTGATGAAACAAAGAATCCATACGGATGCGCACACGATAAGTACCCAGTCTGTGAAAGTAAGGAGCTCGGGATGGAGGATACGGTAGACGAATCCTTTCATGGCCATGATAAGCCATAGGTTAAAATTGCATGGTATCATAATTCTGATTTTTTAGGGTTTGCGATACAAAGGTAATTAAAAGTTTATAAAAATACAACAAAAAAACGGAACAAAATGGCTTCTAAAGCGACGATATCGATAGGCTTTAAACTGGAGGACGCGGAGGGAGGATTCAGGAAACTCATCCTTGACGCCGATGCGTTGCGCCAGGTCATGAATGCAAATGTCACCGAGGCGGATAAATTAGGCAAAGATTTCGTTAATTTCGCGGCGGTGGCCACAAGCCTTGAGTCGGTAAGCTCCACGCTCGACAGCCTGCAATCCGCTGTGAAGGAATACACGGGGGCGTATGCTGTGCAGAACGAGGTTGAAACACAGCTTGCGCAGGTGATGAGGAACACCATGGACGCAAGGGAGGAGGATATCCAGAGCATAAAAGACTTTTGTTCCGCACAGCAGCAGATAGGTATAATCGGCGACGAGGTGCAGCTCGCCGGGGCGCAGGAGCTGGCCACCTACCTTGAACTGAAAAGCAGCCTGAAGGCCCTTATCCCGGTAATGAACGACATGCTTGCGCAGCAGTATGGCCTGGCGGCATCAGGCGAGAACGCCTCGCAGATAGCCACCATGCTCGGCAAGGTGATGGAGGGACAGACCGGGGCATTGAGCCGCTACGGCTACAAGTTTGACGAGGCGCAGGAGAAGGTGCTGAAATTCGGCACGGAGTCGGAGCGCGTGGCCGTGCTTGTGGATGTGGTCTCCGACTCGGTGGGAGGGATGAACGAGAAGCTGGCTCAGACTCCCTCCGGGCGCATGAAGCAGCTTGAGAACGACCTCGGCGACGTTAATGAGCAGATTGGCGGGCTTCTCCAGGCTTACGAGCCGTTTCTTTCCATAGGGTCTTCCGCCGTTATAGCCTGCATGGGTGTGGTGAAACTTACCGGAGGAGTCAGGACGGCGGCGAAAGCGGTCAAGGGGTTCATTATCCCGGTCAAGTTGCTGAACGCTGTTATAAACGCCACAGGCGTGTCGGCCCGTGTGGCCACCGTCGCCATCAAGGGGCTGATGATTTCCACAGGTGTCGGCGTGGCATTCATGGCTCTTTCGTATCTTCTTGACAAATTCTCCACGTCTGCCTACAAGGCTTCGGACGCCGCCGACACACTCTCAGCCGCAGAGTCACGAGCAAAGCGCGCGGCAGAGATGGCCGCTGAGGCCGCCGAGGTTGAGGACGACGCCCGGAAAGCCGCCGTGTCTTCCATCGAGCTCAACATATCAAGGCTAAAAGATTTCAAAGGCAGCAAGGAGGAGGAAAAGAAGATTGTAAAGGAGCTGAACGACACCTATGGCGACACTATGGGGTATTTCTCATCGGTGGCATCATGGTATCAAGCCCTTGTGAAAAACTCTCAGGCTTATTGCCGTCAGCTTGTGGCCGAGGCCAAGGCGAGAAAACTTGCCGACCAGATTGCCGAGCTTGAGCTCAGCCGCGACAAGATAGCACGGCTTGAGGTCAACGGCGCGAAAGTGGTGCGCGAAGAGGGTGACGAGAAGAACGCCGCCTCCCCGGTTCCGGCCAAGCCAGAGGCCCCGAAGACGCTTCCCGGAGCATTTGACGCTCCGAAGATACTCCCCGGCGTGTTTGATAAGGCGCAAAAGGTTTATGACGACTACACCGCTCAAATCCTGGCGAAGAAAAAGGAACTTGAGGACGTGCAGAAAGAGATGTCGGAGATTGTGATGCCGGTGAAAGGCTCGAAGAACCGTCCTGACCTTGGCGGCCACAAGAGCGAGGAGACGCGCCTTCAGAAGATTAATAAACTTATAGCCGAGTATCAGGAGAAGTATGTGGGCGCGTCGGAGACGGAGCGCGCCGCAATCCGCGAGAAGGTTGCCGCCCTTGAGAAAGAGAAAGGGGCGATCGAGCTTGCAAAGGCCGAGCTCGAAAGGCCGGCTGACTTCTCCTCGCTCGAAGACTACGACAAAGAGATCACCTACTGGACAAAGCTCCGGAAGACCGACTCCGCAGAGGAACTGGCGAGCATTGACGAGAACATCACCCGGACGCAGAAGGAGCGCGACGAGTTCGAGTCAAAGGGGCGCGTGGAGATGACCTGCATAGAAGACTACGAGCGTGAGGAGTCACGCCTTCAGTCGATGCGGAAGACCGCCTCCGCCGAGCATCTTGCCCAGATAGACGCGGCAATAAAGAAGCGCCGCGAAGAGCGGGAGGCGTTTGAGCGAAGCGCGAGGGTGAGTGTCGACATAGACAAGATCGGCAGTTACCGCGAGCTCGAGGAGGAGATAGCCTACTGCACGGAACTGCTGAAAGAAGGGACTGAAAGCGAGAAAAAGTTCGCCGCGCAGCGTCTGCCAAGGCTCAGGGACAGAGAAGTGGAAATGTCGACAAGCATAGCCTCGGCGGGCGTTGCCGCCAGTCCTGAGGAGGCCGGCACCATCAGCAAGATAGACCAGGCCATATCACTTCTCGACACAAAGATCCAGAACGCGTCGGCCGATGAGGTGATGGCCTTGCAGAAGACCAAGCAGGCGTTCGAGGAAAAGAAGAAAGCCTATGAGCGAGGCATCGAGATCCCTCAGATGCAGAAAGAGGTCAGCGACATGCTCTCCCTGTCTGACAGAGATTTAAAAATAAAGGTCAGGGGGATGGGCTTTGACACGCTTTCGGAGAAAATAAATGAGATCCGGGAGCAGCTTGAAGACCTTGACAACCCGCCCACCGAGGGCCAGCGCCAGGCACTTGAGGAATTGAAGGGCACCTATGAGGACTGGCGGAGGGAGTGCGTGATGTCGTTTGACACGCTCACAGAAGGCTGGAATAATATAAAAGGCATAGCGTCGGGAGTAGAGAGCATCACGGGCGCGCTCGCCGATGATGCAAACGCATGGGAGAGGATAACGGGCGTGGTCGACGGCTTCATTCAGATATATAACGGCATATCGGCTGTTATCACGATTCTTCAGATGCTCGGCATAGTGACGAAGGCAAACGCGGCGGCCAAGACCGAGGAGGCAGCGGCCACGACCGTGACCGCCACGGCGCAAGGTGTGCAGACAGGCATGGCCGAAGGGGCGGCAGTAGCGCAGGCTCCGGTCATAGCGGCCAACAAGCTCGCCGCGCAGAGTTATATGGAGCTTGCGGCGGCGCAATATTTCGCGGCTCATGCCTCCATCCCTTTGACCGGGTTCGGCATAGCCTCCGGCTTCGTGGCAGGGGCCACGTCGATTGTGCAGGCGATAGGGGTGATGCCCTTTGCCGACGGCGGCGTGATCTACGGCCCCACGCTCGGCCTCATGGGCGAGTATGCCGGGGCTAAGAGCAACCCGGAGGTTGTCGCCCCGCTGAATAAGCTGAAAGAGATTATCGGCGGTTCTGCCGCCGCCCCTGTTGTGATAGGGGGAGAGGTGAGGCTCAGGGGGCGCGACATAATCATCGCGCTTGAGAATGAAATCAAGGTGTCGGGGAAGTCCGGCAAGAAGTTTAATCTTTAAAATGTAGGGAAATGTATCTGCACGGTGAATTCATGACACAGCGAGGCGACCGGGTGAAGGTTGAGATTGTCACCCGTAAAGACCGCACACGCGCCATAGAGATAGGGGCACCCGGCTCAGGCGTGACATTCACAGACGACCCTGTGGAGGTCCGGAGCGAGACTGACGGGGCTTTCGACCATGTGCTGCAGTCATCGGCCACGGTCCGGCTAATGTCGCGAAGCCTTCTTTCCGAGCTGTTCTGCCCCTCGTGCATGGACGCGGTTGTGAATATCCGCAAGAACGGCGAGATTGTTTTCGCCGGATATGTGGAGCCTCAGACCTACAGCCAAGGCTTCAACGAGGTCTTCGACGAAATAGAGATAAACTGTATAGATGCGCTGTCGGCTCTCCAGCACATGCGATACAAAGGGATCGGCGGCGCGGGGCGGTCTTATGAATCCGTGAAAGCGGAGGCAGGGAATGTAACGCTCCTCGGCATCATTGCCCAGGCGATGTCGGCGTTCGGAGGACTGGACCTGTCGGGGGAGTCAGCCCCCGGCGTGAGGTTTGACGGGAGCCGGCTGATGAGAGCCGGCGGCGAGCCGGGCGATGTGTTCAGCGGCATATCCGTGCCGGAGCTTCTGTTTCTCGGAGACAGCGAGGACGATGTCTGGCAGATGCGCGATGTGCTCGAGGAGGCGATGCGCTATCTGTGTCTGCATATACGCCAGGAGGGGACGCGCTTCGACGTTTTCTCCCGCGACACGCTTAAAAGCGGCTCGAATATTCAATGGCACGCGCTCCATGGGGCGCCGTCATTGGTGGGCGGAGACAAAAAGATTGTAGACATCAGCCGCCGGAACTGCGCCGACACCGACACCAAGCTGTCAATGGGGGAGGTGTATAACCGCATATCTCTCACTTGCGACCTGATGGCCCTGGAGAATCTTGTGGAGTCGCCCCTGGATTCGGATAGCTTTAAGTCGCCATATTCCAACAAGCAGAAATATCTTACCGAATATATCTCCGAGGGTGACGGCAAGACGGCCTACAGGGCGTTCGTGGACATCACCGGGGGGAATGTAACCGACTACACGGAGGCGAAGGTGCGCGACTGGTTCATGCAGGTTCAGGATGCAATGTCGTGGAGGTTCTTCGGCGACGGGGGCAAAGACTTGATGAGCCTGTATTGCCGGCAGAACCCCAACCGCGACCAGCACGCCCTCCCGTTCGCCATGAGGGAGAAGCCCGGCGCATCCCTCATGGCGTTCGGCGTGGTTGACCGCAATGTCGGCACATCGGATAATTCTCTTGTGTCGAAAGTTGACATGACGACATCGCTTGTGGTCAGTGTCAACGGCAACGGCAAGGACACACCGGGGGAGGCGTACCCGACTGAGGCGAGCCTTCTTGCCAACTCTCCGTGCGCGGAGTAGGTAGGCAACACGTCGGGGGGCGTGTTCTCCCAGTCGGACGACGACACCACGAACTATATAGTGCTTTCGGGCAAGATCGCCCTGAACCCGCTTGTGGCGGTGTCATGCCGCTACGACGAGAGGCCGGGGAACAATCCCGACCCGGTGTGGTGGCCGCTACATTACTTCCCTGTGGCGAGCAAAAACAACACGCAGGGGAGGTATTACACGCAGCAATGGTGGAAAGCCGACTCCCCCACGTCCCCTCCTCAGGAGGAAAGCGCGGTTGAGGGGCTGTTGCCAATGGTGGGCGGCTCGCCGGACGAATATGAGTTTGCGTTCTCGGCAATAGGCGACGGCACAGACACGGTCTCCAAAGTGGGAGTGCTTGCCTGTATGCTTGTGATAGGCGACAAATGTGTGGTCGAGACAGGCACTCAGGGGCGCCCCTCCGATTTCCAGTGGAGGGAATACAAGCCCCGGGAGGAGTGCGCCGATGATGACGAGTATTATGCACAGTGCTTCACAATCGGCTTCGACCCCAAGATAGGCGACAAGCTTATAGGCCCGGAATATGACATACAGAACAACATAGACTACACCATGGGCATCGACGCGGAGGGGACTGCCATCCCCGTGAAGAAGAGCGACAGGCTCTCCGGGAAGGTGCGTTTCATGGTTCTCGGCCCTGTCAACACGATATGGGGCGATATAACCCGAAGGCACCCCACATGGTTCCGCCACACGAAGTGGACTGAAAAATCTGTGCCGCTCATGGCTCATGTGTCATCGATATTTGTGAACGAATTCGAGATAAAGGTTCACAGCGACAACGGCCTTGTGAACAACACGGAAGATTGCAACCTTGTTTACGTCAGCGACTCCGGAGAGGAGTTTGTAAATGAAAAAGACGATATAACCTTCCGTTTCACGTCCGCGCTGACATCGGCAGAGAGGCAGACGCTGGGGCTGGCCGACAGTGTCAACATCTCGACCCCGCGCGACGAGGCCACGGGCCTTGGGCTGCTGTCCATATTCAACGCTGTCACGCAGGAGGAGGGGAAGCCGGAGCAGATATATGTGGACTCTTATTATAAGGAGTGCCATCGCCCTCGTGTAGAGCTGACACAAAGCCTCTTCGACACTGCCGACAATGTGGGATTCTTCAATCATTACAGGCATCCGGCTCTTCCCGACAAGGAGTTTTTTGTGACCGGCATATCACGCCGCATGATAGAGGGGGATGCAAGTATAAACCTTAAAGAGATATAAACCCGGCATGATAGATGTAAAGATCATAAAGAAGCCTAAAAAGCGCGCCTCTTCAGGTTATTCCGGAGGCGGCATCGTCACGCCGGCTACATCCGGGGGCGATGTCCTGGAGGCGGCACACGCAAAGGAGGCGGACTATGCCGCGCTTGCCGACAAGGCCAATTATGCCGCAGAGTCCGGCCACGCAAATGAGGCAGACCACGCAAAGAGCGCACATGACCTTGACGCTGACTCTCCGGCGAACGACCGTTTCGTCCACAAGGACAAATCCGACCGCACTCCCTACGGATTGTCCGTAGGAGGCAGGCTCAAGGCAGAGGACTGGGCGCACTTCGGGGAGTTTGTGTCCGGCTTTATCAACGGCAAGGGCGCGGGGATAGGCCCGGCGGGCGACTCCGAGGTCGAGAGCATAGTCGTGCGCTCCTACATGAAGGTGTTCGAGCTTATCTACAACAGGCTTAACGCGCAGGAGGGGGAGTTCTCGTTTGCCGACGTTGGCACGATTGAGGGAGTCTCGGAAGATGCCGGCGGCACTCTGACGGCCACGATGCGCAAGCGATGGGACGGCGACTTCACGGCGTTCCAGCCCGGCGACATCGTTTATGGGTGCGTCAACGACCTTGGCAACAAGGAGTCGAAAGAGCACGGCAAGGCATGGGCGCGGGTCGTGTCGGTGAACCGCGCGGACAACACCCTCACGCTTGTGCCTTACGGCGACGGCGACGTCCCCTCCGGCCATAACCTCGCTCTCACCCAAGAGATGGTAATCACGCGGTGGGGCAATGTCATTTCCCCGTCGGCGGAGGCTCACGCCAACCCCGACTACGCGTCGTTCATCATCGCGAAGGGGGGCAGGTGGATAAACACCCGCCAGCAGAGCTTCTTCATAAGCTGCGACCAGGGGAACATTGTGGAGCTTATGGGCGTGGACTCGCCTGTTCTCCGCGAGGGGAACTACGGCACGGTTCTCGGCCAGATCCCCGAGGGGCTTCTCGACGAGGAGACCGCCAAGCTTATAAACCCCGGCCAGCCTTACCTGTATGCGCGCGGCATCGTGGTCCAGGATCTCATACGCATAGGCTACAACGGCGTGAGGGTGCGCACCCCCAACTTCCGTGGCGAATGGGACGCGGCGCAGGCCTCCGGCGAGGGGTACCACATGACCGACGACATCTGCGACATCGTGAGCCACGGCGGCGGAATGTGGCAGTGCTGCGTGGAGACCGCCGGCTGCGACCCTCCCTCCGACGCGTCAAAATCGTGGGCAAGGATAAGCGGGAATGATTTCTCGGTGTGGGACATAAGGCCGAGCGCGAACGTGATCTACATCCGCGCCGGGGGCCACTCCACGAACCTCCTTGAATGCACCGTGACCAAGAACACCGGCGCGGGCGTTGCCGAGTTCAGCACCCCCGAGACGCTTGACACCGAGGGGAAGACACTTGTATTCACCCTCGACGGCGAGACCTACGGCGAGTTCTGGGTAAGGGAGGGCGACACGGTGAGCGGCGAGGACGGCCTGAGCCTTGAGCTCGAGGAGGGGGGCACCCTCGACATGGGGGGCAACAATGTCCCGTGGCTTGAGGTGGGCGACTACATCACACTTGAGCTGAGGGAGGCCGGCTCTTCCCGAGCCCTGACCAAGGTGATGGTCCCGGTTGTGCGCGACGGCGCGGACGGCGGGCAGGGGGCGAAAGGGGAGAAGGGCGACCCCGGGCGCGACGGCTCTGACGGGAAGGACGGCTCCCATGCGGAGCAAAGGTTCCGCCTTGTGGGGTATAACGGAGCAGACCCCGCCATGACAGAGGCGGAGCGCGCCATGCGCGAGCCTCATGGCTGGGAGGCGGCAATGCCGGAGGTGGGACCTCGCGACTCCCTGTGGATGATCCAGGCCACAGTCTTCCCGGACGGCTCCATGGACGGCCTCTGGAGCGTGCCTGTGCGCATGACCGGCAAGGACGGCAAGGACGGCGAGAAAGGCGCTGACGGCGAGCCCGGCAAGATAGGGCTGATGCCGTACCCGTGCGGGAAGTTCGACCCGCTTGTGACATACAGGGCATCGGGAAAGACCACGCCTGTTGTCATGGACGGCGTTGACGGCATGGGCATGGGGCAGTATTACGTACTCCTCCCCGGGGCGGTGTACTATGCCGGCGACCCCGGCATAGAGTGGAAGACCCCTCACGAGGACGCTGTTAACAACGGCGGCCACTGGGAGCGGATGGACAGGTTCAGCAGCGTCTTTGCTGACATCATCATGTCTGAGTTCGGCAAGATAGGCTCGGCGGTGTTCAGCGGCGACTGGATGCTCTCGCAGCAGGGGGTAGACGACAGCGGGAATTATGCGGAGAACTACGAGTCGTTCGGCAAGGGGTTCACGCCCAACTTTTCGGTTGACTTCAAGACCGGCAAGGTGGTTGCCCGCGACATAGAGTTCTACGGCTATGCGCGGCAGAAGTGGGTGAATATTGACAAGGAGACATACGAACGCCTTGAAGATCTCCTCGTGGGGGTTACATGGGAACAGGTGGGCGGCTCTGTGGTTTTCGATGGCCATTTCGACCGCGACATCTATTACGGAATGCCCTGCATGTCGAAGTATGACACCGAGAAGGAGCTTGACAGGGCAAGAGGCTGCATAGGTGCCACAGTCCTTGTCTACAACAAGACGGACAAAGACGCGCACCTCACCGGGTTCTTTTGCATGAAGGAGCCTCCGGAGACGTTCAGGAAGGCCGGCTTCGGCGAGAATGACATTGCCTTGAACACAACTGTCACGCTGCTAAAGGGCCAGGCAGTGTCGCTTCAAAGCAGAATTTCCGTTGGCGCTAAAAGGCGCAAGCCAACCATCTCTGACGCTCCCGGCACCGCTGATCCCGACGGGTATATATGGGAGTTTTCCGACGGCTACTTCGAGCAGCTTGGATGGATAATGGGCACGAGCTTTGACATACGTGGCTTTAACTTGGCAGACATAAGCAAAGGGGGCGAGTCATGAAGATTTCAGAGCTTACAAAGGCGTTCCGCCTTGACGGGGAGATGCAGATCCCGGTGACGCTGTTCGGGCAGAACCTCCGCATCTCGGTAGGCCAGCTGGCATCGGCCATGTGCGGTCTTCAGATGAGGCTCAGCTACGGCGGCGACACCGGCATGAGGCCCGGCGACACGCTCGACGTGGAATGCACCGTGTGGTTCATGGGCGAGGATGTCACAGGGCAGGTGGAGTCATGGAAAGCCACGCGCGACAGCGGCGACGCGAGCGCGGACGCAGCCTGGGGCATAGAGAACGCCGGGTTTGCCGGGGTCATAACGCTGAGATACGATGACATAGGCCCCTCCGGCAAGGTGACGTTCCTTTTCGAGGCTTCCATAGGCTCAGGCCCCGACGGGCGCCCCCTCACAGCGCGAGAGGCGATAGAGATAGCATAAACAACAAAACATCTACTACATATGGCTACGATAACAACACACAGGGTCAGCAGGGTCTACGAACCCATGTCGCTCTCCATATCGATCGAGGTGCAGGGCACGGGGCTTGACCAGAAGCACGACCTTTCAACGGGGGAGGTCTCCCCGTCGCGAGGAGTCGCGCCCACCTTCCTTGTGCCTCGAGTCAGGGGCGCGGCGGGCGACGGCTCAGTAGACCCCTCGAAAGACATCACGCCGGCAAGCGTGACGTGGAGGGTCAACGGCTCCCCCATAGCCGAGGCGTGGAGGCAGGGGGAGGACTTCACGGTGGCTAACGCCTCAGACGCTGCCGGCAGGCCGAAAGGCACGCTCGTGATTTACAAAGACCTTACGAGCGGCGAGGTGGCCGTGATAGACGCGGCAATCACCGTGGCCGACACCCGGCTCTCTAAAAACATCACCGCCCAGAGCGAGCAGGCCACGCTTAAATGCGTGGGGAAAAGCGACACGACATGGGAGGTGGGCACGCCCACGCCGAGGGCTTTCACCTACAACCCTGCCGCCGACACTCTTGACGACTACGACTGGCGCAAGGGGAACGGGGGTCTCGCGGCAGGGGAGGCGGCCCCCGCGCAGTGGGGGTGCTACCTCCTGGAATACCCTGTCTATGTCAAGAGAGGCGCAAGAACCTTAGACCCGGCTGACTTCACTATAAAGGTGGAGAAGGTTGACGCTGACGGCAACGCCGTGGCCGACCCGCTTCCGCTGGAATACGCCATAGAGAGCGGCAAGGTCACGTTCGACATGCGCCTTATAGACACCGCGACATACAGGGTCAGCGCGATAGCCGGGGGGAAGGCCGCCGGAGTTTTCAACGTGCGGCTGAGGCGTTCCACGCCGACCCTCGCCTACGAGATGCTCAACAACGGCGGGATAGCCGCCGGGCACACGATGCGCACCGACCGGCTTGTGGTCAGGACGCGCGGCAACGTGGTGGCCAGCCCCGACAGGCTTGTGAGGGTGACATGGGGCGCAAAGGTAGACGGAGGCGCGAAGAGGCCCCTCGGGCAGGGTGTGACGCACCGCGCGCGCCTCGCCGACATGGGCTTCACGGCTTCGAGCACCTCCATGGAGCTTGAGGCCGACGCGGAGGTGAAAGGCGCTTTCAAGGTGGCCGTTGACAAAAGCGGCAAATATTTTACAGTCGGCGGCAAGCCGGTAATAATCAACTGCTGACAACATGAGATACGCAATAACAGACATAAGCGCGGGCGCGGCCTTTGGCTTCGACCCCATGTGGCACGCCCGGCGCGACGGCAGGATGGTTCTTTCAGAGAAAGAGGTGTCCTGCTCCGACAGGCTCTCGGGGTCTTACGCCGACAGGGTGAAAGCCCTCGGGGCGGAGGATGCCTCCCTTGCGGAGGCCAAGGCATTCATCAACGGAAATAAAACAATAATATAGACATGGCAGGACAGACATTCGCCGGGGCCTCCCAGCATAAGGCGCAGGCCGGCATAACACTTAGGCGCGTGAGCGACGGATCGACGCTCTCCACGATGTTCAGGATAACCAACGCCGGGGGCAGCACAGGGCTGTTCCAGATAGTCTCGAGCGACGACGGCTCCGTCGCCCCCGACTGGAAGGCCAGCCCGGTGACAATAGAGCCCGTGACGAACGCCGACGGCGCGCCATGCCCGCTGAGCGGCCACGAATGGCTCTACAACAACGTCAGGCTCGTGTTCGCCGCTGACGGCACATGCACCAACTATCCTCAGTTCAAGCTCGCGGCTGACAAGAAGAGCCTTGTGATACGCGACAACCTCGCCTCGTCGCAGAACACCGACAGCGACATGATAACCTATCGCGGCGAGGCCACGCTCAACGGCAGAAGCAATGTCAAGGTTGAGCGCACGGCAGACATCATGATAACCGAGACCGGGCAGAACGTCTATAAAGGGTTCATCACCCCGCAGGAGGCGTTCATAGGCGGCGAGTTCGGAAACACCGTGAAACTGACCGCCCGCCTCTACAAAGGCACGGAGGAGATACAGCTCGGGAACGAGAACGTGACATGGTACAGGGGGAATGTTGACAGGTCGAACATCCTCTACAGCAAGCCCTACAGTCTTCCGGAGATAACGGTGGCCGGGGCCACGACCAAGGCTTCGGCCACATACACCAAGGCCATGGAGCTTACGGTGAGCCGCGCCCTTGTCAACGGCTCATGCCTGATCATAGCCAAGTTCCATAGCGGCCTCTACACGCTTAACGGAAGCGATGAGGTGTGGGAGCAGGCCGCCGCGTATGTCACCGATGTTGAGGACGAGTTCATGATAGACCTCAGGTCTGACATCGGCGCGAACGTGGCCGACGGTGCCACGGCCACGGTGACAGCCCGGCTCATACAGGGCGAGACGGAGGCGACAGGCGTGACCCCCACGTGGAAGCTTACCCCGCTGCAGGTGGAGAGCCTCGCCCCTGCTGTTGACATAGCGGTGTCGAACACCAACACAATAGCCGTCACCTCCGCCCAGCTCGACAAGAACGACGGGCAGGTGCTGATAGTGGCTGACGCTACATGGTGAAACAATTAATCAACAAAAAATAAATATTACAGAAATGGCAATACCGATAGATCTTGCAAAAGTAGGCATGGCCACCTCGGCCTCTCTTTCAGGGGCGACTGTCCTCATAGAGGTGGGGGGCGACATTAAGAGAATATCAATGGCAGACTTGAAGGCATATATAAAATCATAAGCTATGGCAAAGGCTCAGGCATCAGTGGTAATAAGAAAAGCCCCCAAGGACGGCACCTCGGTGACAGTAAAAAGCACGGAGGTGACATATGGCGTGTCCTCGTCAGGCGCTGTGGAGCCTGAGTCGTGGCGCGCCGCCATGCCCGGTGTCACAGCCGGGCAGTGGCTGTGGACTAAGACCGTCGTGACATATTCCGACGGCAAGAAGGCCGAGACCAAAACCAAGGCTTATCAGGGAAAGAACGGGGCGCAAGGGCCGCAGGGGCCACAGGGGGCCGACGGCAAGACATGGCGACCCACTGTGTCAGCCGACGGCACGCTGTCGTGGGCTGAGTCGGCAAGCACGCTCAACCCGGCGGCGGTCAACATCAAGGGAGAGAAAGGGGAAGACGCATATGTCGTGGAGGTCTACACTCTGACCGGGGATAAGATCAAGAACGGCGAGGGGTCGACTGACCTTTATGCCAGGGTGCTGAAGGGAGGCGCAGTGGTGGAAGGCCCCGAGACTGCCGAGTCTGAGAGGCAGTTCGTCTACACATGGAGAAAGTATAACATGAATGGCGTGGCGACAGACTGGGCCGGCACTTCTTCCCCCGACAAGGCGGGGAACCCTGTAAGGGTCTCCGCAGGGGAAATAATGGTCAAGGCAACGTTCCGCTGCACCGTTACAAGGAAATAAGTTTTAAATATGGGAAATAGCATGAGAGATATGAAAATAATGGTGGCGATACCCTGCTCCGGACTTCCGGAGACCCTGTGCATGGAGACGCTTTTCGGGGTGGCCATGCGCTGCCGGGGATGGTGCGCCCTTGATGTGCGGTTTATCACGGGGTATTCCTGCGAGATGGCGCGCAACGAGGCCGCGAGACTTTTTTTAGAATCCGATGCCGACTACCTGTGGTTTGTTGACGCTGACATGGCTCTGCCTCTAGACAGCCTTGAAAGACTGGTCGCCATGGACGCGAGCATTGCGTCCGGTGTTTGCTTCCGGAAGATGCAGGAAGAGGACAAGCTTTCCGCTGTCTGCAGAATCGATATAGAAGGCGAGACAGTCTTTTACAGGGAGTCCGAAATCCCGGAGAATGTGTTTGAGGCATCCGGCGTAGGAGCGGCCTGCCTGCTCATAAAGCGGGACGTGATGGAGGAATGTGCGAAGGAGTCCACCGGGGGGCGTGTCTTTGTATATTCGCATGACCCTCTTATTTCCGAGGATCTGTGGTTCTGTAACCTTGCAAGGGCTCTCGGCTATCGAATAATGATTGACGGGGGATTGAGAATCGGGCATATCGGAAAGGTTGTGTTTTAATTTAGTCTGACCGGATATGGCTGAAAAAATAATAGGGAGCGCAAGTGTCACCATAGTTGATGTGAATGACGGAGCCACGGGCGGCACGGGTCTTTCGGCCTACGAGTCGTTCAAGAAGCTGAAC